GAATCGCTGCGTTCCTCGCCGTCGACAAGCTCGTCGGCTCGAAGGCGCTGGACGACCTCGAGTGTCCTCCGATCACGGCGTACTGGGAGCCGCAGGAGAAGCACGCAGCGCGCGCCGAGCATGTCGAGGACCGCTCGCCCACCGAGCTCGCGCGGCTCGTCACGGTCGCGCTGCTCGAGCGCACGATGCACCGCGACGATTCCAAGAACGGCGCGTGCCGGGCGCGCGCGCTGGAGCTGCTCGGCGTCGACGTCGCCGCTCTTCGCGCCGAGCTCGAGGCGGCGAAGAAGCCCCGCAAGGCCAAGCCGACGAAGAAGGGGGCGAAGAAGGCGTGAGGCTGTCGGAGCCGACGCAGAAGAGCACGTGGCAGACGCCGCCCCCGCTTCTCGAAGCGGTGAGGGCGGCGGGCGTGCGCCTCGAGCTCGACCCTGCGACGGCGCCCGACAACCCGACGCGCGCGAAGTACTTCTTCTCGCCCGAAGCTCCGCGCGCCGACGTCGAGGGGCGGTGGCTCGGTCACGACGGGCTCAGTGCAGCGTGGCCCCACGTCCCGCTCTTCTCGAATCCGCCATGGTCGAAGGAGCGGCCGATCGAGCCGTGGATCAGCGCGCTGTGTGCATGGCTCGACGAGACGCGCGCGCGCTTCAAGGCGCACGCACCGGAGGCGACTCTCGTCCTTCCCGACGCGCTCAACACGCGGTGGTCGCACGCGCTGCTCGCGCGTCGCCTTCGTGTCTTCGCGCCCGCGCGACGCGTCGCCTACGTCGACCCCGAAACGGGTGTGATCGCGCCCGGCTCGATGTTCAACAGCCTGATCTTCGCACGCTGGACGAGCGCGCAGCGCCGAGCCTTCCGCTACGCGAACGGGAGGTGGGTGTGACGCGTCGATCGAAGCGCCGGTCGTTCTTCTGGCTGCACCTCAGGTGCGCCGTCGTGACCTTCCCGCTGTGGGTCGGTCCGTTCGTTCGTGACTTGGTTCGGAACCCACCGAATCGCGTTTGAGGAGGTCTCGGTGCTGAATGTGAAACAAGGGACGATCCTGCGATTGCAGTGCACGCACACGAGCGGGGACGACGTCGTCGACCTGACGGGCGTGACGGTGACGTCCGCCGCTCGACTCGAGAGCTCGGCGGGCGAGAGCGAACTCCACGAGCTCACCGCGACGCTCACCGACGCCGCCAGCGGCGTCTTCGAGCTCGAGGCGGACACGACCGAGTGGACTCGAGGCCGCTTCAAGGTCGACGTGAAGTTCGCGGCCTCGGGCTCGCGCTACTGGAGCGAGACCTTCCACGTTTCTCTCGCGGAGCCGGTGACGCCGTGACGCTGCACGTTCGACTGATTGATCCGATCACGGGTCTCGTGCTCGCGCGCGAGACCGTCGCCACGCTACGCGCTGCGGTGCAGGGTCCGCCCGGGCCTCCTGGCCCCGCCGGCGCTGCAGGAGAGCCCGGAGAGCCTGGCCCCGAGGGCCCGCAGGGTCCTCCGGGCGATCCGGGCGGACCTCCGGGACCGGAAGGGCCGAGCGCGTACGACGTCGCCGTCGCGAACGGGTTCGTCGGCACCGAGAGCGAGTGGCTCACGTCGCTCGTGGGGCCCGAGGGTCCGCAAGGACTGCAGGGCGTCCAGGGTCCGCAGGGCCTGCAGGGCATCCAGGGGCCCGCGGGCGCGCAGGGCGAGCAAGGACCCGCCGGGCCGCAAGGTCCGCAGGGCGACGCCGGTCCGGCCGGTGCGACGGGAGCGACGGGCCCGCAGGGCGACCCGGGACCCGCGGGTGCGCAGGGGCCGCAAGGTCCGCAAGGCGACGTGGGACCCGCGGGCGCGGATGGCGCGGCGGGAGCCGTGCCGTGGGTCGGCGCCGTGATCCCTGGTCGCTACTACGCGCTCGGGGGTGTCGGGACGGGGCTCGGCGTGTCGACGATTGTCGGCACGGCCAACCGGGTCGAGCTGTACCCGTGTCCGCGCCGGACTCTGTTTGGAGCGCTCGCGGGCATCGCGGCGCAGGTGCTTTCCGGCGTGGCCGGAGCGACGTTCCGCATCTGGATCTACGCGCCCGACGCGGATGGGTGGCCGGACGAGTTGCTCTGGGACTCGGGTGATCTCTCCGGTGCGACGCCAGCCGGGCTCCGCGAGGTGACGTCGGGACTTCCTGACGTCGACGCGCACGCGCTGCTCTGGGTCGGCATCGCGCACAGCGGCGCGCCCACGATGCGCGCGCACGCGCAGGGCGACGCGATTCGATTTGGTGGTTGGGGGACCAACCCCGTCACGCAGCCGAACGCGGGCACGGTCATTCGACGAGACGGCGTCACGCTCGCCTCGCCTCCTGATCCTTGGGTTTTCAACGCGTCCGAGATCGTCGCCCTGACGACGCCCCACGTCATCTTCGTACGGAAGGCGTGATGGACACGAGTCGTGCCAGACCCCCCGGTCCGACAGTGCTGGGGGACACAACACCAGGGGGTGGCGAGTGAGTACTCCGGCGAGTTTTCGCGCAAATTCTCAGGTTACGGTTACGCCCTCCGAGCCCGTAACCGGAGGTGTAACCGAGGGTCAGCGTCGTCTCGCCGAGCTCGACGCGAAGGCGAGCGAGATCGCGACGGTGTGCCGGGTGTCGCGCCCCGCGGTTTCCCAATGGAAGGCGGGGAAAAAGGTTCCCGCGCCCGCCGCGCGCGAGCTGCTCGAGAAGCGCTACGGCATCCCTCGAATCACGTGGGAGAGGCCCGCGGGTTGGTCCGCCGACGCCCCGGTTACGCCCCGGGCGACCGCCCTGAGCGATGGTAACCGGACCCCTCGTCCGGTTACCGAGTCGGCGAGCTCCACACCGACGACGCTCGAGGAGGTGCTCGCTCGGATCGAGGAGCTCGCCGAGCTCGCGCAAGACCCCGACCTCACCCCGAGCGAACGACTGAAGCTCGAAGACACCCGGGTGAAGTACTACACGCTCGCGCACCGGATCATCCGAGACCGGGAGCTCTCCGAGGAGAAGATCGTGCGCCGGCATCCTCTCTTCGAGCGGGTCGCTCGCACCATCCTCGTTGCCCTCCGCCCGTGGCCGGACGCGATGCGGGCGGTCGCGGCGGCACTTCGCGACCACGTGCCCGAGGCCGTGAGCGCTGCTCTCCCGGAGGCCTCCGACGGATGACGACGTCGGCCGCGACCGAGGTCGCTCTTCGCCGCCGGCCACGGCAGGTCGAGGAGCGCGTAACCGCCGAGCGTGCGATCGGCGAGCTGCTCGACACGGAGCTCGAGACGGCGGGCCGCATCCAATGGCCGAGCGACCGGTATCGGCAGGACCCCGTCGCCTTCGCGACCGAGATCCTCGGCGTGCGACCGTGGAACCGTCAGGTCGAGATCCTGCTCGCGGTGCGTGATCACCTGCGCGTCGCGATCGCGAGCGGCCACAAAATCGGAAAGAGCCACTCCGCCGCGATCATCGCGCTTTGGTACTTCTGCAGCTACCCGGACGCGCGCGTCGTGATGTCCTCGACGACGGCGCGACAGGTCGATCAGATCCTCTGGCGCGAGCTGCAGATGATGCGCGCGCGCTCGGGGAAGTGTGCGCAGTGCAAGGACGAGGACCCGAACGATCGTATTCGTCGACCGTGCCCGCACTCCGCGTTGATCGAAGGGAAGATCGGGGAGCTCGCGAGAACGGGTCTCAAGTCGGACGACTTCCGCGAGATCGTCGGCTTTACCGCCCGCGAGGCCGAGGCCGTCGCCGGCATCAGCGGTCGGCACCTGCTCTACATCATCGACGAGGCCTCTGGCGTCCCCGACGTGATCTTCGAGGCCATCGAGGGCAACCGCGCCGGTGGTGCTCGACTCGTGATGTTCTCGAACCCGACACGAACGTCGGGCGAGTTCTTCGACGCATTCCACTCGAAGAAGGACCTCTACCACACGATCCAGCTCTCCTCGGAAACGAGCCCGAACGTCGTCGCGGGTGAGATCGTGATCCCTGGTCTCGCAGGCCCCGACTGGATCGCCGAGAAGCGCCGCGAGTGGGGCGAGGACTCCCCGACCTACAAGGTCCGCGTGAAGGGCGAGTTCGCGCTCGCTGAGGACGGGAAGATCTTCACGATCCACGCGATCGCGGAGGCCGGAAAGCGGTGGCTCGAGACGAGCTCGGACGGTCGCCTCTTCTTCGGCGTCGACCCGGCTGGCGCGAGCGGCACCGGAGACGAAACGGCCGGCGCGCTACGCCGCGGTCTGAAGGCGCTCGAGCTGCTCACGAAGCGGGGCATGACGGCTGCGCAGCACGTCGAGTGGATCGTGTCTGTGCTCGCGGCCGCGCGTCTCCCTCGCGAGACGCCGGTCGTCGTGTTCGACCGGGAGGGTCCGATCGGCGCCGAGCTGTACGGTCTGCTCCGGGCGTTCATCGAGCTTCATCCCGGACTCTTCGAGATCGTCGCGGTCCGAGCGAGCGACCGTGCGCTGCGCCTGCCGCACATCTACGACCGCCAGCGCGACGCGCTCGCGGCGAACCTCGAGTCGTGGTTCCGTGACGGCGGCGCGATCCCGGAGGACGCGCGCCTCGAGGCCGAGTTGCATGTGCTCGAGTGGACGCAGGTCGCGTCAGGGCGGATGAAGGTCACGCCGAAGGACGAGATCCGAAAGATCCTCGGACGCTCTCCCGACCGATACGACGCGCTCGCGCTCGCGTGCTGGGAGCCGTTGTCCCTCCGCGAAGAGGAGCTCCCGCCCGCCGTTCGTGCGTCGGGCGAGCGACGCGAGCGAGACGACGACGACGACATGCCGAGTCTCGATCCGTACGCGGGTCGCTCGACGTGGCGCGGGAGTCGAAGGTGACCGAGGGGCGTCGACTGCTTCTGCTCGTTCTACAGCGGACCACGGGACGTCACGTCGCCGCGCGGTGTCGCGTAACCCCATGCCGCGTATCCGCGTGGATCAGCGGGCGCACGAAGCCATCCCCACCGGCGCGCAAGCTGCTCGAGTCGAACTACGAGATCCCGCGTGCCGCGTGGGATGTAACCGCGCGAAATCGGTTAACTCGTTGAAGTGTCGCGCGGAGTGAAACGGAGTCCCGCACCTTCGACGCGTGGCCTCCCTCCGCCAACGACTCGGACTTCGCGTCGCGGCCCTTCTCGGGATCAGCGCGTACGTTGGGAACGCGTCCCGTGGTCCTCAGCTCGACGACGCCGACGTCATTCGCGCGCGCGAGATCCTCGGTGGCCAGCTCCAGCCGATCCCGTTCTCGCAGACGCGGTGGTACCTCGACGACCTCGAGGCCGCGGAGGTCAACGCCGACATGGGGCACCTCGCCGGCGCAGCGCGACTCATGCGCTCGGCGCGCAAGGACGGGATCCTCGCAGGCGTTCTCTCGACGCGAACCGCGGGCCTTGTGCGGCTGCCGAAGAAGTTCTCCGGTCTCCCGGACGCTGTTGCCGCGCTCGACCGCGCGCCAGGCTCTGCCCGAAGCGTGTTCGACGAGATGTGTCCGCCGTCGGAGCTCGCGGCGATGGCGGCCGACGGGATGCTTCTGGGCGTCGCGGTTGGCGAGCTCGTGCCGGTGCCTGGCCGGGACTACCCCGTGCTCGTGCGGCTCGACCCCGAGTTCCTCGTGTTTCGATGGGACCAGGGGATCTGGTACTTCCGCTCGATCGCCGGGCTGATTCCGATCACGCCGGGTGACGGTCGTTGGGTGCTTCACACGCCCGGCGGGCGCATCGCTCCGTGGCAGTCGGGGCTCTGGCGCTGCGTCGGGCGCGCGTACATCACGAAGGACCACGCCCGCGAGCACAGGGACAACTGGGAGGCGAAGCTCGCCAACCCCGCGCGCGTCGCAGTCGCTCCTTCGGGCGCTTCGGAGGCGCGGCGTCAATCGTGGTTCCGGCAGGTGATGGCCTGGGGCGTGAACACGGTGTTCGCCCTCGACCCCGGCTACGACGTACGGCTGCTCGAGAGCAACGGCCGCGGCAGTGACTCGTTCCGTCAGACGATCTCCGAGCAGAACGAGGAGTTCATCATCGCGGTCGCGGGTCAGGTCGTGACGACCACGGGCGGGACCGGCTTCGCGAACGCGGACATCCACAAGTCGATCCGGGCCGACCTCATCAAGGCGACCGCCGACGACCTCGCGTTCACCGTGAACACTCAGATCCTTCCGCAGTGGGTGGTGGAAGCGTTCGGCGAAGAGGCGCTCGACGACAGCGTCGCGGTCGAGTGGGACGTCACTCCGCCGAAAGATCTCGCGCAGGAAGCGAACGCACAGCTCTCGGCCGCCAATGCGATCGTGCGTTTGACGGAGGCGTTCGCGGCCCACGGTCGCGACATCGACGTTGATCGTCTCGCCGAGCAGTACTCGATTCCCCTCAAGCGGCGTGAGGTCGACGCCCCCGCGCCGGTGTCGCTTCGGAGGGTCGCGTGAGTCTGCGATTCGCACCACACGAGCCCGCAGCTCTGCTGCCGCGCGCGTTCGGAATGGAAGGGTTCTTCCACTTGCGGTCGGCCGACCCGTCGGTCGGCGCCGATGGAATCGCCACGATTCCGATCCGCGGACCGCTCATGCACCACACGTCGTGGTGCTTCGACTCGTACGACGCGATCCGAGAGCGCGTGCACCAGGCCATCGCCGCGGGAGCGAAGACGGTCGTTCTCGACCTCGACACGCCGGGCGGACTCGTGAGCGGCGCCTTCGACTGCGCACGCGAGCTCCGCGCGCTCGCCGACTCCACCAACGTTCGTCTCGTCGCCTACGTGGCCGGACAGGCTTGCAGCGCGGGCTACTCGCTCGCGTGCGCGTGCGACGAGATCGTCGCGAGCCCGACCTCGCTCGTAGGGTCGATCGGAGTGATCGACGCGCTGCTCGATCTCACCGCGCAAGATGCGATGTACGGGGCGCGCTTCGCGATCGTCGCGAGCGGTGCCCGCAAAGCGGACGGTGCCCCGCATCAGCCGCTCACGGACGACGCGATCGCCGCGCGACAGGCGACGGTCGACGAACTCGCGCGCGCGTTCGCTGAACTTGTCGCCGAGCGCCGCGGTCGCGGCGTCGACGAGGTCCTCTCCCTCGAGGCCGCGACGTTCACCGGCGCGTCGGCCGTGTCGATCGGTCTCGTGGACCGCGTCGCGACCCGAGACGAGTTCCTCACGCAACTGCGTGCAGGTCCCACCCAGAAGCAGGAGGCGCACATGGGCGCAAAGGCGGGCGACGAGCCCGAGAAGAAGGACGACGTCGCCGACGCCATCGCCACGCTTCGCCGCGCGGCGGAGGACGGCGACGAAAAGGCGAAGCGGATGCTCGCGGCGATGGAGGACGAGGACGAGGACAAGCCCTCGGCCGAGTCGGACGCGGACGCGGACGAGGACGAAGAGAAGCCCGCCGCGGAGAGCGAGGAAAAGCCCAGCGCGAAGACGCGCGAGGCGAAGCTCGAGGCGGACCTTCGTGAGGCGCTCCTCGCCGGACGCCCCGACCTCAAGCCCGAGCAGCGAGTGAAGCTCGAGAAGCTCGACACCGAGTCGCTCCGTGTCGCGCTCAGCGCGATCCCTAAGCCCTCGTCCGGCCGCGCCGCGGCCGGTGCGGCGACCACCACCGTCATGCCGACGCTCGGCGAGACGCAGAAAGACGGCGCGAAGCCGAAGGACGCGACCGACGTCGCGCTCGCACAGGAGATGGGGCTCGTGAAGACCGAGCTCGCCGTGATCGACCAGGGCAACAAGCTGCTTCTCGGCGCCGTCGTACCGCGAAAGGACGCGTGACATGACCACCCTTTTCGTCACTCGCTACGTCGAGCTCGTGCTCGCGAGCGGTGAGTCCGCCGTCGAACTCGGCATCGCCGCGATCGACCTCTCGACCGGTCAGGTCGTGGCCGATCTCGACGCTGCGAACCTCCTGCACATCGGTCGCTTCGTGGAGGCCGCCACCGGGAACGGGACTCGGACCGTGCGCGTGGAGCTCTTCCAGGAGATCCCGCTCGTTCGCGTTCCGAACGCCGCGGGCGGGGATGCCGTCGACGCCGGCGACATCGGCAGCTTCGTCTACCTCGCGGCGAACGGCGCCGCGACCACCGCGACGACCACGTCGCTCTTCGGACGCGTGTGGGGCCTGCAGTCGTCGGCCTCGCAAGTGCTCGTCCAACCGCTGCTCACGATGGGCCCGACGGGTCCCGAGGGCCCGCCGGGTCCGTGACCTGACGAGCTGATTCTCACGAAAGGACCGGAGAATGCCCGCCGTAACTCCCACGTTCGTCGTCAAGGTGACGGACAACGTCAAGCAGATCGCTCGTTCGGACTACGAGCGCATCGCCCGCAACAACTGGTGGCAGCGCGTTGCAAAAGCGACCACCAGCACCTCGAAGCGCGAGGTGCTGTGGTGGTTGCTCGAGACCGCCAAGCTCGAGAAATCGATCGCCCCGCGTGGCGGCGGCGCTCGACACTTCGACGACATCCTCTCGAACATGTTCGAGTTCGAGCACGAGAACGCCGAGAGCGGTCTCTTGCTCAAGAAAGAGCAGTTCGAGGACCACGACGGCAAGGGCGTGAAGCTCGCGGCCCACTGGGCGAAGGGGATCGGATCTTGGTCGGCCTACTGGCCGCAGAAGGTGCTCTCGGACGCGATCCTCGCGAACCCCGTCGCCTACGACGGCGTGACGTTCTTCCACCCGTCGGGTCACCCGATCGACGGGCGATCGGTCACGAGCGGGACATTCGCGAACGACTTCACTGGCGCGGCGTCCGGCATCTACCCCGGGGCCGTTCCGATCGGCGGCGCGACCACGGTCGAAGTCGCGCTCGCCAACCTCACCCGTGCGGAGGCGTACATCAGCTCGATCAAGTCCCCGGACGGTCGCCCTCGCAACCTGCAGCTCTCGGGGATCATCGTGCCGCCTGCGCTCTACGCGCGCGCTCTGCAGCTCACACAGGCGAAGTCCATCGTCCAGAGCGCGGCTTCGGGGGCACTCGTGGGAGACGTGGCCGCGGTCGTCGCCTCCCTCAACCTCGGCATGCCGATCAAGGCTCCCGAGCTCGGTGCGAACTTTCCCGGCGGGTCGGATTCGACCTACTACCTCCTCGCCGAGGAGGTCGCGAGCGACGACCTCGGAGCGTTCGTCTACTCGGTTCGCGAGCCGTTCGCGATCAATTACGTGGGCCCGGAGACGGACCGCGAGTGTGCGCGGGCTCGCGAACTCGAGTGGCACGTCGAGGGCCGCACGGCGCTCGCCCCGGGTCACCCGTTCATGCTCTTCCGCTGTCGGGCCACCTGACACGGATCGACGACCACATCAGCGGCGCGCGTCTTCTTGGCGGTCGGCGCGCGCCGCTGGTCCTTCTGTGTTCAGCGCATGCCCTACCTCGACCGAGACGCGTTCGCGGCCCGCACGGACCTTCCGCCGGAGTACCTCGACGCGATCGAGGACCGCACGCCGGGATGGCTCGACGTGCAGCTCGAGCAATGGTCGCGGTGGATCGATGCGCGTCTCACCAAGCGCTACGAGGTGCCGTTCGCCTCTCCCGCGCCCGAGATCGTCAAGCTCTGGCTGTCGACGATCGTCACCTTTCGCGCGCTCATGAAGCGCGGCGTCGACCCCTCGGACCTCGACGTCGAGCTGCTCCGCCAGGACTACGAGCGCGTCGTCGGCACCGTGGACCGACCCGGCGAAATCAAGGAAGCCGCCGACGCGGAGAAGGGGCTCTTCGAGCTGCCGCTCCGTCAGGACGTCACCACGTCCGGCGTGTCGAAGGGCGGGCCGAGCACGTACGCGGAGGCGACGCCCTACGGGTGGCGCGACGAGCAAGCGCGGCTCGGCCGCGTCGAAGACCGCTCGCGGCGCGGGGGGTCGTTTCATGGCTGACGTGCTCACCAAGCTCGACGCACGCGTCGCACAGCTCCGCGAGCTGCAGCGCGTGGCGCGTGACGAGCTCCCGCGCGAGCTCGGCCGCGTCGTCGAGCGGCACGTGCTCGAGGCCGTGCGGGCGGGTCGCTCGCCCGACGGTGAGCCTTGGCCACGCCGCGAGGACGGCGCTCGAGCACTCGACGAGGCAGCCGACGGGATCCGCGTCGACGTCAGCCGCGCGACGGTGACGGTCTCGATCACGAAGCGTCACCTCGAGCTGCACCACCTCGGCCGAGCTCGCGGCGGCATCCGCCGACCGCTCCTGCCGACCACGATCACGCCGCGCTTGCGTGCGGCCCTCGACGCCGCGTCGCAACGCGTGATCGAGCGCGCACTCGCGGGGGCCTCGTGAGCCTCTACCCGATCGAGGTCCTCTACGACGCGGTCGTCGCGCGCTTCGCGCTCGAGGGGCCGGCGAGCGTCTCGCAGTCGTTCGGGTGGCGCGAGCCGGCGCGCGCGAAGATCTCGGAGTCGCGCATCGTGTGGATCCCGGGCGACCCGCGCGGGGTGGTCGGCGTGCTCGGTCCCGCAGCAAAGATCGACTCGCCCTACCGCACGCTCGCCACCCTCGCGGAGCTCTTCACCGTGGAGCTCGGCGCCGTCGACCCGTCGGCGCCGGAGAACGAGCGTGCGCAGTACCACGCGACGCGCGTGCTCTTCGACTTGTGGTTCCGCGCCGCGCACCACGCGCTTCCGGGCCGCATCCAGATCCAGGCGATGGAGTGGGACACCCGTCGCTCGGAGCGTCGCTACGGCGCGCTGCTGCGTGTCGTGGTTGCCGTCGACGCGGTGATCCCCGACGCGCCTCCGTCGACGTGGGACGAGCTCCTCTCGCTCACGAGCGAGGTCGACGGCACGCGCGCGGAGGGCACGGTCGAGCTGCTCGACGTCGAGGAACCGATCGAGACCCGCGACCGGACTCCGCTCGTTCGCATCGCCCCGAACGTGGTCGCCGGTGGGGCCCTCGTGCCCGGTACCACGCTCCAGTGCAGCCCGGGTGCATGGCACTCGGCCGAGTCCGAAGGCGCGCTCTCCTACGCCTACCAGTGGCTTCGCGACGGAACGCCGATCGCGGGCGCCACCTCCGACCTCTACGAGCTCGTCGAGCTCGACGAAGGCTTGACGATCACGTGTGACGTCGTGGCCTCCAACGATGCCGGCGCGTCGCTTCCGGCGCGCTCCAACGCCCTCGAGGTGCCATGACCCTTCCCAACGTGAACGTCACCGAGCTCGACGGCGCGCTCGGCGTACTCCCGCCGAGCTCCGGTAAGCTCCTCGCCGTCGTCGGTCCTGCAACGAGCGGGCCCTTCGACACCCCGTCGACCTTCGCGCGCGCGAAGGCGCTGATCGACGCGTTTGGGGCGGGGCCCGCCGTCGAGGCCGCGGCCTACGCGATCGACCGCACCGGGAAGCCGGTGATCTTCGTCCGCACGAAGACCACGACCGACGGCATCGCCGAGGACGACGACCTCGACCACTCCGGCGTCACCGGGACGAGCGTCCCGAGCGTCGACGAGACCACGAACCCGATCGACGACTTCGATCTCGTCATCGAGATCCTCACGGGCGGCACGATCGGGACGGACGGGATCATCTACCGCTACTCCCTCGACGGCGGCCGCACGTGGAGTGCTGCGACGGCGCTCGGGACGGCGACCGAGATCGTCGTTCCGGGATCCGGCGGCGTCACGATCGACTTCGCCGCGGGGACCCTCGTCGCCGGCGACACGATGTCGCTCCCGCTCGTCGCTCCCGCGTGGAGCAACTCCGACCTGACCGACGCGCTCACCGCCCTCGGCGAGAGCGCGGTCGCGTGGGAGGTCGTGCACATCGTCGGCCCGATGACGAGCTCCGCGGTCGGCGTCGTCGACGGGCTGATCGCCACCCTCGCCGCGCGCGGGAAGTATCGGTGGTGGATCGGCAACACCCGCCGCGTCGACGTCGGCGAGACGGAGGCCGCGTTCCTCACCGCGATGTCGACGGCGTTCGGGAGCGTCGCGACCGTCGCGGGGGCCATCGGCGCCGGCGACGCGATCATCACCTCGGCGGTGAGCGGCCGCAGCTACCGCCGCCCGATCGCGTTCACGTTCGCGGCGCGGCAGGCCGCGGTGAGCGAGGAGATCAACGTCGCCGACGTGAACCTCGGTCCGCTCCCGGGCGTGCTCCTCGTGGACGACCTCGGTCGGCCGATCGCGCACGACGAGGCACTCAACCCGGGCCTCGACGATGCGCGCTTCGTCACCCTGCGCACGTGGGAGGGGTTTCAGGGCGTCTACGTGACCCGCCCGCGGCTCCTCGCCCCGAGCGGGAGCGACTTCGAGATCGCACCGTATCGGCGGGTGATCAACCTCGCGAAGGAGGCCCTGCGCCTCTACCTGATCCGGCGGCTGCACCGCCCGATCCGCGTGTCGCGCACCACGGGCTTCATCCTCGAGCGCGATGCGCGAGACATCGAGATCGGTGGACTCGCGGTGCTCCGCTCGCTGCTCGGCGCGCAGCCGAAGGCGTCCGACTGGGAGTTCGTCGTCTCCCGAACGGACAACATCCTCTCGACGAAGACCCTCACCGTGACCGGCCGGATCATCCCGCTCGGTTACCCCGAGTTCATCGACTTCGAGCTCGGCCTCGCCAACCCCGCAGTGGAGAGCGTGTGACATGAGCGACGCGATCAAGGTCAACGGCGCCATCTACTCGTGGGCGTCGATCGAGCTGAAGCTCAACGGCGAGGTCATCCGCGGCATCACCGCGGTGAACTACTCGCAGACGCGCGAGCGCACGAAGGCCTTCGGCTCCGGCTCGAGCGCGGGCCCGCGAGGGCGAACCGCCGGCAAGTACGACTGCGAAGGCTCGATCACGATGCACGCGGACTCGTACGAGGAGCTGATCAGCCATCTCGCCGAGCTGTCGCCCGACGGCACGAGCTACGGCGACGTCGAGTTCCCCGTGGTGATCTCCTACGTCGAGACGAACCTCGAGCCCGTCACCATCGAGCTCGAGGACTGCGTGATCGTCGGCGACACGTCGGGCGAGAGCGAGGGCACCGACGCGAGCGTGGTCGAGGTCGCTCTCTCGGTGATGCGGATCCTTCGCAACGGCAAGACGCTCGCGCAGGGGCAGGTCTGACGATGGACAACGAGATCACGGAGGAGCTCGCGCGCCTCGAGGCGGAACACGCAGCCCTCGAGGAGCGACGGCGCGCGCGGGAGGCGAGCTCGGCCACGAAGGACCGCCTCGCCGAGCTGCAGCGCGAGGTGCAGACCGCGAAGCTGCTCGAGCAGTTCGAGGCGGAGGGCGAGCGCGGGGTCGACTTCGACCTCGTCGAGACCGTCGCGGGGCCGATCGTCGTGAAGCGACCGCACCCGGCGACGTTCAAGAAGTTCCGCGACGGGGGGAAGTACTCCTCCGCGGCGATCGAGGACTTCGTGCGGCCGTGCGTCGCGCACCCCTCGAAGGCCGAGCTCGGGCCGATCCTCGAGCGCTTCCCCGGAGTCGTCGACGAGCTCGCCGACGTCGCCTTCGCGCTCGCGCGCGGCCGCTCGAAGCGAGTCGCGGGGAAATAGCAGGGCTGCGAGCTGAGGCGCGGCGCGATCTCGGCGCGCGCGCGGAATGCCTCCTCGCAGCTCTCGGACGAGAAGAGACCGAGAGCGACGAAACAGAAGCACGAGCACTCGTCGGCGCGTTGGTGCTCGCCGAGGCGACTCACGATCTCTCTTTGATCCGGCAATGGCTGACGAAACGAAATGGTCACTGACACTCGAAGACCGGACCAGCGGGCCGGCCGAGCAGATGATCGCGCGTCTCGAGCGGCTCAAGGCTTCGGTCGAGGGCGACCGTCGCGCGTTTGGTGAGCTCAACCGCTCGATGCGCGACTCGCGCGCGGGAGCCACGAACGCGGCCGCGGCGTTCGACGCGCAGCATCGACGCGTCGCCGAGCTCCGCGGACAGCTCGGAGGCGCGGCGGGCGCGCTCCACAACCTCGGCGGGGCGACCGCGGGAGCCACGAAGCACACGAAGGCGAGCGCGAAGCCGACTCTCGGCGCGGCCGACGCGCTCGAGCGGATGGGGATCCGCACGGGTTTCGCCGAGTCTCAGCTCGGGAAGTTCGTCTCGATGGTGCGAGGCGGGGCCGGCGCGAGCGCGCTCTTCACCGCCGGGGCCGCGGGTCTCGTACTCGCCCTCGTGGCGGTCGCCGCGGCCACGGTCGCCGCGACGGTCGCGGTCGCGAAGTACGCGTTCGCGCAAGCGGGCGCCGCTCGAGAGGAGCGACAGCGGCTCGAAGTGCTCGCGCTGATCCGCGGCCGTTCGCGGACGGCGATGGCGGACTCCGAAGCGATGCAGGCTGCGATCGACCGAACGGCCGCGTCGACGGGCGCAGCGCGCGAGGAGCTCGTGGGCTACGCGGAGTCGGCGTATCGCGCGGGGCTTCGAGGAAGCGCGCTCGAGCAAGCGCTGCGCGGGGCCGCGTACCGAGGCGCGGCTCTCGGTGAGCGCTGGGGGCGCTCGTTCATCTTCATGAGCGCCGAAGCAGGACGCGCGGGACAGGATCTCCGACGTCTCGCCGACGATGCCGAGGAGCGGTACTCCGGGCTCGCGCAGCGGCGCCTTCGCAACGGTGGGCAGCTCTGGCGCCGCTTCACCGAGAACATCGCGGGGCTCTTCCGCGGCATCAACCTCGAACCACTGCTCAAGAGCCTGTCGAAGTTCGTCTCGCTCTTCTCGACCTCGAACGAGGTGGGACGGACGCTGAAGGGCACCTTCGAGAACTTCTTCAACGGCGTCGTCGAAGGCCTCGCGAAGCTCGTCGATCGAACGACCGAGTACGTCGAGCTCGGCACCCTCGGAGCGCTCCGACTGCGGAACGCGTGGCTCTTCTTCCAGATCGGAGTGCTCCGCTCGCTCAACGACATGAGCGACGCGCTCGACAACTTCTTCGGCCGCGTCGCGGACTTCGACGCGGGCCTTCCCGACTGGGTCCGTAGCGGACTCGACATGGCCGTCGGTCTGCAGACCGGCATCGACGCCGGCGCCGTGCGCGCGCGTGCGGCCGCGGCGCGGATGGCCGACGGCGTCGCAGAGACGTTCCGCAAGCGCGCGAAGATCGCGTCGCCCTCGAAGCTCTTCGCGGGCTTCGGTGACAACCTCGCCGAGGGTGTCGCCGTCGGCGTCGACCGCACCGCACCGGAGGCACGCACCGCGATCGGCGAGCTCGTCTCGGCGCCATCGCTTGCCGACGTGCAGCGCGCGGGAGGCGCGCCGGCGGGCTCCTCGAGCGCTCGCCCGACCGTCACGATCGGCGACGTCACGATCTCGATCCACGCGGACGGCAAGACCGCCGAGGACGTCTTCGACGAGCTGCGGTCGCGCATCGCGGAGCTCTTCGAGACGGCGGCTCTGCAGATGGGAGCGCCCGCATGACGTGGACGCCTCTCGCTTCGCCGATCGACCACGTGCTCCTCGCCGGCGAGCGCTCGCCCGGCCTCGCCGACGTGCAGGGCGCGGGGAGCCCTCGGCGGTGGGACATCCGTCGCGGCTACGCGCTCTCGGGGGCTCGTCCGGTCTTTCGTGGGATGGATGTCGCGCGCTTCCGCGTCGTCCTGCGTCTCCTGACGGAGGCCGATTGGGAGGCGTGGCACGCGTGGAAGCGCCTCGTGCAGCAGCCGCCGAGCGGCACTCGCCCGCGCGCCCTCGATATCTGGCACCCGGTCCTCGAGGAGTGCGGGATCTCGTCGGCGGTCGTCGAGAACGTCGAGCAGCCAGTGCACGACGGGACCGGCGGGTGGTCCATCGCGATCGCGTTCATCGAGTACCGCCCTCCGATGCCGCTCGTGATCCGCACTGAGGGCTCCGACGCCACGGGGTCGGAGTCGGAGCGGCAGCGCGCGATCCGGCTCGAGCGCGAGTTCGGCGAGGCGCTCGAGCGCGAGCGCGATCGCCAGGCTGAGAGGTGGTCGGGATGATCGTCTCGATCGAAGGCGCGCAGGTCGCTCGCTGCTCGCTTGTCGTGCCCGCGCGCGGCGCGTGGTCGTGCGAAGCCGTGCTCGTCGACGCCCCCGAGCTCGCGGGGCGCGTCAAGGTGCGCGTGGGCTCCACGGAGCTCGTGGGGACCGTGGTC